CCTACACCGACCAAGAGAGGCTTCCTCTCATCACCAAGGCCGTGTTCTCGGCCCGTTCAGCAGCCCTGTTCACCAAGCAGGTGGGCATCAAGTTCGCTGCTGCCCTCAACCTCATGGACACCGATGCACAATTGCAGAGCGGTGATGCTTGCGGTTACACAACTTCAGGCACGACTGCCTTCACCCAGCGGAATATCACGGTTGGACGCATGAAGGTTCAAGAAACCTTGTGTCCTCGTTCCTTGGAACAATACTGGATGCAGACCCAGTTGACCGCTGGCTCTAACTACGAGAGTGTTCCCTTCGAGCAGGCTTTCTCCGAGCAGAAGGCTCTCCGTATCGCAGAAGCGTTGGAGAACGCAATTTGGAAGGGCAACGCTTACTTTTCAGGCGTTAACCAGTTGTTGAACGCTGCATCAGGTTCAACCATTAGCGGTAATACAGGAGCGGTTTCTGCGTCCGTTGGTATCACTACAAGCAACGCAATCGCCATCTTCGACGGCATCTACAACCAAATCCCACAGGCCATCTTAACCAAGACTGACCTCGTAATCTTCTGTGGTTGGGACAACTTCCGTACGTTGCTTGGTGCTTTCAAATCAACCGCTAACGTCCTGTACAACCAAGTTGACTTGGCTGGCCTTGCGGATGGCGACATCATGTATCCCGGCACAAACGTCCGTGTCATTGCAGTCCCCGGCTTGACTGGAACAAACCGCATCGTTTCTTCGTACCTCGGTAACTTCTTCTACGGAACCGACTTGTTGAGCGACGAAGAGCAGTTCTCAATCTGGTTCAGCAAAGACAACGATGAAGTCCGCTTCCAAGCAGCCTTCAAAGCAGGTGTCCAAATCGCTTACCCCGACTTGGTTGTTGACTTCCGCTTGACCTAATGTGTAGGGGGGAGGGAAACCTCCCCCTGCTTTTTGTTCTCTTGAAACTTAAAACCCAAATACACATATGTCCTGCTCCTTAACAAATGGCTACGCCCTTGGATGCCGAGATTCAGTCGGTGGCATCAAAACAATCTACGTCCAATCCTTCATCCCAACGGGGTCCTGCAATGCCAACCTTTCAGGTGCGGTTACGGGCTTCACGGGTTACGCTTCGGGTGGGTTCTTCGAGTACGACTTGACGAAGGCTACGTCATCTTTGACTGAAACCTTGAACGCAAGCATCGAGAACGGCTCGGTTTATTACGCCCCCGAAGTAACCTTCACGATCAACAAACTGCAAGTCGCAGTCCGCAACGAACTCCGCTTGCTGGTCCGCAACCGAGTCATCGTCATCGTCCAAGACAACAACAACCGCTACTGGTTGCTGGGTTCTGCCAACGGCTTAGAGGCAACCGCTGGAACCGCTGGAACTGGTACTGCCTTCGGGGACCGCAGCGGATACGAATTGACTTTGACCGGGATGGAACCTGACCCGATGTTCTCAATCGCATCCACAGTCTTTTCACCATCGACTGCGCAGATACTCGGTTCGTAGTATCTTCGCATCAGGTTTTCATCATCTGAGGTTTGAGAGGGGCAGTCAGCAATGGCTGCCCTTCTTATTTTTACGGCCATGAAGACTTGCATCGTTTACAACGCCCATCCAACCGGGTGCAGTTTCTACCGCCTCGAAATGCCGAACGCATACTTGGGCGACAACTACCCGGAATTTGACTATGTGTGCGTTGAGAATATCACCACCATCAGCGACGAGGGATTGAAGTCCATTGACCTGTTCCTGTTCAGCCGGCTTTGGTGTCAGGGGACGATGGAGCAGGTGGAGAATGTTTACAAAGCCCTCACCCAATTCGGGGCCAAAGTCATCCTTGACTTGGACGACTACTGGGTGCTTGAATCGGGCCACATCATGTACCGTCACTATCACCAAACCAAACTCGCAGAGGTCATCCGTAAGCACATCAAATTGGCTGATTGGGTTACCTGTACCACCGAGCATCTTGCCTCTCGCATACGGCCTCTAAATGCGAATGTGAGCATCTTGCAGAACGAGCCATACGAAGCCTACCAGCAGTTCATCCCCAACCCCGAAGAAGAACCCGACAAGCACCTCGTCAAGTTCGGTTGGTTCGGTGGGGCGCAGCATGGCGAGGACATGGAACTGCTCCGTGAGGGGATGCAGAAACTACGCTGGGACGCAAACTTGGACGGCAAGTACAGGCTCTATCTCGGAGGCTGGAACGACAACAACCCCGTTTATGAGGGCTACGAGAAAATCATAAGCGACCAAGGGAACAATCCGAACTACGGACGCATTCAGGCTGCGGACATCTACTCCTACGTCGGGGGCTACAACTTTGTGAACGTTACCCTTGCACCGCTGCGAGATACCAAGTTCAACAAACTCAAGTCCGAGTTGAAGGTGGTCGAGGCAGGGTGGATGAACAAAGCCATCATCGCATCTGAAACCATCCCCTACACCGATGTCATCAAGCACGGAGAGAACGGGTTCTTAGTCCCTTACAACAAACCCAAGGACTGGTACAAGTACATCAAACAACTAATCCTTGACCCCGACCTGCGGAAAGGCTTGGCTGACAACCTTACACGGGACATTAAGAAGCAGTTCAACGTGGCTGAAACCGCCAAGAAGCGGGCCGAACTATACAGGCAGATTGGGCGCAAATTGTGAAATTCGGGGGCATCGCACATTTACAAGCAGATGCTTTACCTGAACCCTGACACAACCAACACGATTACCGTTACTTGGACCGAGCGAGCCAGTACCGGGGACCGCTACATCTTGCGACTCACGAGCATCGCAAAGAACACGACGACGGACTACACCCTGCTGAAATCAGCCAACCTTTCCAACTATACCAACCGCTATGACCAATTTCAGATTGCCGTGGGGTCGATTGAAACAGGCTCGTATCGTTACGAAGTTTACGATACCAATAGCACGGTTACCGCTGCTTTGGCGGTCGTTGAAACGGGCTTGGCATTTATACAAACCGCAACGATAGGCTTTAACACCTACGCAAACACAATCACTTACAACGTCTATGCCGGGGGCATATTCGACCCAACTTTTGACCAAACATTCAACTAATGAGCGTACAAACACGAAGCGAACTCCAAGCGAGTGCATTAACGATAACCAACGAAACCGCTGCCGGGGCGAACACCGCATCCCGTGTAGGCGGTCTATTCGACGACCTTGCAGACACCGCAACGCTTGACCGAGAGCGGGGTTTTGCAAACCTTTACCTCGATACCGATACGTCCTTCGCACCAACACAAGGGCAAAGGGTCAAGTTGACAAGCACGATGAAATCGGGCGTTTTGTCAACCTATAATTTTACAAGGACTACGAACTCGATAACCTACACAGGCACAACAAATGCTACCCTTCGCATCGCTGCATCCATGGTCTTGGCGCAGAACAACAACACGCAAATCAAGGTCTACATCGCCAAGAACGGCACACCGATAGACCAGTCAATGACTGACATCACGACGAGTCATAGCAACGGCCATGCGATTTATACGGAGGCTTACGTTACAGGTGCGGTCAACGATGAATTTGCCATCTACGTCAACGCAATCGATAGCGGTGCAAGTATCGCAATTTCAGCCCTTTCATTCACCGTACACACCCTATGAGCAAGTCAACGCAACACTTCACCCAATGGTTGGGGATAGAGCATAAGGTCCCTGTAATGCTGGAGAACCGCTCCGGCAAGTACATCACCTACGGCTTTGCCAACGAGTATCCCTACTACCTGCTGGACAACTATCGCAGGTCGTCCAAGCATAACGCTATCGTGAATGGGAAAGTGAACTACATCATGGGCGGTGGATGGCAGGCAGGCGACAACCTGACCGTGGAGCAAGAGGCCCGCTTCATCAAGTTCTTTGATGGAATGTCAAGCACGGAGGATCTGAACGACATCACCGAGAAACTGGTCTTGGACTTGGAGATTTTCAATGGCTTTGCGGTTGCGGTTACTTGGTCCAAGTTGGGAACCATTGCCAAAATGGAACACGTCCCGTTTGAGAAGATTCGGGTGGACAAGGAGGAGAAGATGTTCCAAGTCGCTGACTGGTACAACGACGATATGATGCAGTTGTTCCCCAAAGTCGGGGACATCGAGAAAATCCCTGCCTTCGACCCGGAGAATCGCCTCGGAAAGCAGTTGTTTTACTATCGCGTGTACGCAGCAGGCGTGAAGCACTATCCTCTACCCGAATACATCGGAGGCAACGCTTGGATTGAAGCAGACGTACAGGTCGCCAACTTCCACAACAACAACCTCCGCAACAACTTTTGGGGGGGTTACTTGATTAATTTCAACAACGGGATTCCGACCCCCGAAGAACAGGGCGACATCGAGAGGCAAATCAAACGCAAGTTTTCGGGTACGGATAACGCTGGTCGCTTCGTTGTAACCTTCAACGACGATGCAGCAAAGGCCCCGACTTTGGAACCGCTCACACCGAGCGACATGGATAAGCAGTTCGAGATATTGAACAAGGCCATCCAGCAAGAGATATTCATCGCCCACCGTGTAACCAACCCCATGCTATTCGGAGTCAAGACCGAGGGCCAATTGGGTGGACGCAACGAATTGGTCGAGGCTTACGAACTATTCAAGGCCACCTACGTCAACGACCGGGTCCGCAAAGTGGAGCGGATGATCAACTACTTGGGATCCTTTAATGGCGTGGAAGGGATGGAACTGATCCCCGTTGAGCCTATCACGGAGCGACTAAGCGAGCAGGCTCTATTGCAGATTATGACCCAAGACGAATTGAGGGAAAAGGCAGGTCTGCAACCGCTTGAGAAACCTGCTGACGTGGTTGGACCTAACCCCCAACCCGATGAGCAACCGCAAGCCGTGGAAGCCTTGCAGAGCAACGATAACATCAAAAAGTTGTCAGGCCGTGAGTACCAAAACCTGATGCGTATTGTCAGGCAGTACATGCAGGAGAAAATCACGCTGGAAATGGCTCGGACCATGTTGTCAGCCGGCTTCGGCCTATCTGCCCAAGAGATTGACACGATGCTGGGCGTTCAGTCCCAAGAGTTCAGCGAGCCTCAATGGGGCCAAGATGAC